ACGCCGCCTGACGCATGAGACGTTGATGACCGCCGCCAAAAAGCCCTGCCATCAGCCAATTCCCAGAAAATTGCCAGCCGCCTTGCTGGCCAACTCGTTAAAGTCGAAACCGAAGTTGCTGCTCTTGCCCGTCGAGTTAACCAGCATCGGGGTTGAGCCGAGGATGTTTCCGCGCGTCTGAAGCTGGAGCATGAGATTGCGGTATTCCTCGGCAGCCTGACGGTCGAACTCCGCACGGCTCGCAAGCAACCGCGCCTGCTCGATCTCGCGTTCCGTCGCTCCAAACTGCGCCAGCATCGCCGCATCGGACCTGCGGTTCTGCGCATCGCGGAAGCCCACATCCTGCGCGTTCTGATAGCCCTGATAACGCAGGTTCGCCATCATGTTGGACTTGTCCATCGTGTTCTGACGCATCAGCTCGGCATCGGCCACGCCATGACGCGAGCCGCCGAACGCCCCCGCCTGCGTTGCCCGCGCATTGTTCTGCGCCAGATTGCCCTGCAAGGACTGATCGTAATACGCCCCCGCCGCGTCCACCACGTCACGTTCATAGGGGTTGAAATACTTCGAGACGTTGGACGGGTCGTAGGTGTTATTGGCGATCATGTCGCGCGCGTTCGTCTCCGTGCCCGTCATGCCGGCAACCATCTCGCCCTGATAAGGGTTGAACGGCTTCGAGGTATAGGCATCGACCTGCTGCTGCATCCCGCGTGTCTGGTCAGTCCATTGCTGCTTTGCCCACGGGTTCAGCTCCTGGGTGTTCTTCTGCTTTGATTTGGAGAACGACATCTAAAGCTCCTTCACCAGCGACTGTTCCGGCATCCAGCCGCGCAGTCCCAATACACGCGTCCAGCCCTTGCGGCCGATCATTGTAAGACGGTCGAAACCCTGCCTTCGCGCCATGTCCGTCACGTCCGCTTCCATCTGCATCAGCTCGTCCAGATCACCCGAGGCCGTGAACACGTGGAGGTCATGCACCACCTGCAACACGGCAACGGAATTGCCCGACTTGCTCGGCAGCAGCATTGCCCGGCCCTCACGCACTTCATGGGCCAGCTGGTCCCACGTGCATTGCCCGTTGGTCCGTTCCAGCGCCCGCTCTATGAGGGGCCGGAACTCCTCAAGCCGGTCTTTCGTTTCTGGCATTGTCGGCCTTCCGTCTTTCCCAGCTCTCGTTTGCCCGCGTCTCGCCAAGGTGCTGCTCGTCCCACTCATCGTCCTTGCAGCGCCCTGCCCTGATGGCGAAATCAGGCTTCAGGCGTCCACAGGTCGGGCATTCAACGCGGTTGCTCATGCAGCGTTCTGCGGCGTTACGATGATGGTCGCCGTCTCCCCGTTGGGTGAGCCCGTCCGCGTGCCTGACGTTGACTGCGTGGTGTAGGCCACGCTCACAAGGTCAGTGAGAGACCCACCGCTTTCATAGCTGGCCCCGAACTCGGTCCCGCCATGCTGGCCCACCGCATTGGCCCAAGTCACGGTCTTCGAGACGTTGGTAAAAGCGCGGTTGCCGGTAAGGTTGGCCGTGCTGAAGCTGTATCCCAGAACATTGGTTGCGGTCAGGACGACGGTCGGACCTTCATCCCAGCCACCGCCATCGTTGAACCAGGTCGAGAGCGTCACCGCCCCATCATGATAGTAAGACCCGCCGCCCATGGGCTCGGATTCGATATCGATCGTCCCGGAAAAGGTGAAGGTGTAAATGCCGTTATAGGCATCCGCACTCACCGACTTGTGCATGACACGGTCAGGCTCACCCACACCGCCTGCGCTGTCGGTATTGTCCGTCGTTGTGGAGGTCGCGCCCGGCGTTGATATCTTGAGCCGCAGCGTTCCCCCGGTCGTCGTGGCGTTCTGGATCGTCGGGCTTTCCCAAGCCTCGCCAGCCGCCAGCGCAACACCGCCCGGCACCGTAATCGAGTAGAGCGGGATCTGGCTTAAGGCTGCCCCATCCGCCCACTCAATCGTTGCCCCGTCTGCGGCATAGAGATAGGCGGGCTGCAAGGCGACCGGCCAGCGGACTTCACCCACCGTGACCGAGCCCGTAACCTCAAGGTCGCCTGCAAAGCGGACAATTCCCGTCCCGGCATCGATGGTGAAGGCACCGTCCGCGTTGAGGATCAGCGTCACCTGCTCGCCATTGAGGCCGGTGAAACCGAGTTTCTTGCCGTAGGGGATGATCACATCGGCGCGCTTGTCATGCTTCTGCAGAAGCTCGCGCTCGACCTCGTCCCGATGCTCGAACTCGTTCTGCTGCGTGTAGGCTTTGGAGGGCTCGATCAATACCGCCCCCGCGCTTTGGCCTGCACCCGGTACGTGCCGACCCTGAAATCCTCCGTTCCGCTCTCGGCCCGAAGCTCGATCCGTGCCTGCCGGGCCGTGGTGATGACACCGACCCGGTCAGCCGCATTGAACGGGCCAACCGTGTATTCCGTCGCATTGGGATATTCGCGGGTGTAGAACGTCACCTCGCAATCGCCCTGCGTCAGTTCATCGGGAATGAACTCATCGATCTGCATCCGGCGCTCGCCCTCGCCCAGCTCTACCGGACCCGACACCGCCCTGCGGATCGCGCTGTCGAAAGACCAGCCCGTCTCATGCTTCAGCATCGCGCCAGACCCGTTGACCATCACCGGCCAGTCAAACGGACCCTCTGGAAATCCACAGAGCCTTGGCAGTTCGGTATGGTTCCAGTGGCCTTCCCGGTAGTTGAAGATCGCCGCATGGGAGCACTCGACTGCCCCGCCTTCGGCATCCAGCGTCTCGCCATTCTCCAACAGCAGGTCTTCGCCGTCTTCCAAAGCAAGGTTGGTCATGCGGGGATAGAACCACCAGACCTCGCCAAACTGCGGGAAGTGCTGACACCAGACCTTGTTGCGATAGGTCGTGTTCATGTTGCGGAACACGTCGTCACTGATCTCGCAGGCCAGCGGTTCAACGTATCCGACATAGCGCCAGAAGCCGTTCTGCCCCATCCAATAGGCCACGCTGTCCACGATGTAGAAGGCGTGCCGGCCAATGATGCCGCAATTATTGCCGACCCGCTCAATGCCATAAATGTCGGGAAAGCCCTGATAGCGCATGAGATGGAGGTCAGTGTCGGTCCAGATGAGGCCGCCGGAGCGGACCTTGCCACCGCACATGGCAACACCTGCCGTCTGCAGGTTGAGGTCGCCCGCCTGGTTTGTGCTGGTTGCTGTCCAGACCGTCCGGTTCTCCTGATCGTTCCACGCCACCCGGCGCGGGTCGCCATCAGCCCCAAGGGCTATGATGAAACGCTCATTGGTAACAAAGATCGCCTTGGCGTCAGGCGCATTCGTGATGGCCGTTGCATCAAGCCCGCCGCGCGGTTGCCACTCATAGATGGTCTGCTCGTGGTCATTGCAGGCGACAAGCAGTTCCCCGAAATTGTCCAGCGTCCATGTGGAGCTGTCCGCCCCGCTGTCGAAGCCCGATTCCTGCAACAGCGCTTCACTGCCTTCCGTGAAAAGGTCGGTTCCGTCTTCAGCCAAGATCGAGACCGCAGCCGCAGGCGTGATATCATCCAGCGTTGTGCCGTCATGGGCATAGAGCGAGGTTACCGTCCCGAAGGCTGCGAAGCTGTCGCCTTCATTGTCCTTCCACGCATGGGCGGCCCGTGGCGTGCCTGAGAGCGTGCCCGTAAGCCCCGTATCCCAGCCTTTCATCGGCCGGATCTGGCCCTCGAAGAAGCGCACAAGATTGGCGTCATACCAACGCCCTGCGCTCTGGTACGCCGTACCGTTCCGAAAAAGTCCGGGTTGAAGGGTAAGCTTCAGGAACATCAGGCAACAAAGCTCGCGCTTGGCTGCGGACGAAGCCCCATGCCGATGACGAATGCCTCCTCCTGCTGGATCTGCCGCATGACTTCGCGATAGCGCGGCTCCACTAGCCCGATGCGCTCAGGATCGATCAGCCGCCGATCCGCATTGATGAGGGCGCCATAGAGGTACGCGTCGGGATGCTTCCGCAGGAGCCAGTTGTAATCGTTGTCATTCGTGAGGGCCGTCAGGCCGCGCTTGTAGCGCACCCGGACAGTGGTGGTCTGGGCCGGATAGAA